ATCATGATCATGTGTACGAGGAAGTACCTGAGCTGGAGGGAGATGAGGAGGGAGTTCCTTTGCCCCCAGATATGATTGATGATTATGAAGCTCCTGATTTGGGGCTTCCTGTGTATCAGGATGATTTTCCTGATGCCCAGGATGTACCTCATGTGGGCGCTGCGGCTGCTGAAGCGGCCGGTCATAATGTTAGAATGCATACAGAGAATGGTAACATATTTGTTGAAGTATGTTCATTCATGTTCGGTGTATCATTTGCGGTAATTTTCATCGAATGGTTGAAGGAAACCTTGGTGATGATCCGTATCTGTGGTTTATGTCTCAGGAAGAGCGTAATCGCCGAATGCATGCATTACATGGCAACATAGTTCCTGAATTATGGGTTGCAATAACGCTTCCGCTTGCGCTATTTTTTCTGCTCACATATGTTTATCCTATGTGTTGTAGTTTTTGGCGTGGGTGTGTGCGCGTCGCAACTGCCATTCGCACTATTCTTTCAGCCGTCTCTGACCCTGCGTTTCGAACGCAGTCGCAGGAGATGTTTGAAGGGTGGTTTCGTGATCGTATGGTGATACGACATGAGGTCCCTAATGTGGAAGTGCGAGCTCTCGGATTTCGTGTGGGTGAAATGAATGTGTTGGATGATCCTGTTGTTCAGGAAGCAGCACGTCGAGTTCATGAAGGTGATTGGAGATCCGGTGTGGATCTTCCGGTCAATCATGTGTCTCCTGTTCGCGATCAAGCAGCGGAATTCGCCGCTTTTGAGCGGAGGGAGCGTGAGTTTCGTGATTATGTAGTTGGTCCTAGAGCGGCAAGAGGCCGCCCGTTGAGACAACTTAGTCGCGAAGCTTATCGTGCGAGGGCCAGGCGTGGACGGCGTCAACGAGAGGTTGATTACGATCTACGTTCTCTAGAGATTGATGGTGAGGTCCGTCCTCTGGAAGTGCAACAAGCGTCATACTGGTACAATATGTTCTGGTTTGGACTAGGTCCATTGAACACTTTGTGGTTGATTGCTTTAGCTGCTTATGGTTGTCGTAGGGTTTATAAGCGCTTTTATGGGGAGAAAACTTTGGAAGGGCTGAGTAAAGCGGAGGTCGCTCTCAAGGGTTTTGTTGATGCGGTAATAATGATTGCTGTAGCATCAGCGGCTTGGGATAATGCTCGGTCAGCAGTCCGAATTTTTCAAGAGCTTAGTGTTTATGCGCGAATGCTCGTTTCTTCTATTAATGCTTTTAAGTTTGTTCGCGGTTTGTTACCCGCGGACATCGTTGAGGACGATTATCGCGATATTGTAGTGGAAGCACCTACAGTAATTCGTGAGTTCGTTGAGCGTGTTGAGTCTGTTCCTCAGTTTCATAGAGATCCTGATGAGAATAAAGACAATGCACGCCCAGATGATGCTGTGTCGCGTTTGAGCGATTTTCGGCAAGCTTTTGACGATATGTGGACCAATGCTGCGGATAGGGTTCGAATGAGTCGTCTCATGCCGCAGTTGGGAATTGGGGCCACCCCTCCAATGGAGATCGTAGCAGGTCCGAATGCGAATCTGCTTTATGACTCTGATGATGATGATGAGGACAAGAGTTACTTTTTTCAGTTAAAAGGACTTGTTCGTCAGCATCCTTATGTTTTGATGCTTGTTGTTTGCGGGGCTGCAGTTATTGCAGGTTGTGCTCTAAGATGGGTACGACAACGCAAGGCAAAGGTAGTTGAATTGGAGGGATTAAAAGTAACAACGGTTGTTGCAACCAGTATGACCTCTGTCGTTGAGGATACCAATGAGGTAACAACGTTAAGTGGTTATCCGGCTTATGTGTTTAATGCACCAATGCCGGATGCGCTCGCTCCACGGTTGGAGTCTTCCGTCATAATTGTTGGCGATAAGAAGTTAGAATGCGTTCACTATGGGTGTAGCATGATAACTTGTGCGTTTACTGATTGTAATACTGTGTGTGGTGGTCATTATTGCACTCATTCTCGTGATTGTAAACCAGTTAAAGAGCTCGAACGGGGCCGGCATGCGAAAGCGTATGCTCTTGGGTTAACAGTTGATCCCAATTACCGACGTGATGCTCGGAGGGGGGATAAGGATTTCATAGAGCCAAAGGGGGATTTCTATGGAGCTGTTCATCAGCGCAAGAATCCAGTTCGTGGAGACGAGCCGGAACAAGACGTTAATTGGGCAGATGAGGCAGTGATTGCTGCAGATCAACAGGATGCTGTTGATCTTAAGGTTGAGGAAGATGCAATAGATGATATGGATGCTCAAGCTCGTGGTTATGCGAGTAGGGCGTCTGAGGATCGTGCTATGCGCATGGATGATCGTGATATGGATTATCAAATCTATCGTAATAGTCATCCAGGACAGAATAAACGTCCAGGTGCTCCAAGTAAGGAGTACATGGAAGCTGTTCGTCAATCTCAACCAATACGAGTCACAGAAAAGGAGAAAAATACAGGTCGGTTACAAGAGTTAACTCGCCTAGCCAAACTTTATCGTCTGAAGAATAGTAAGTTGAAAAATAAGGCTGCGGTTTGTAAAGACAAAACGTGTATGGATGAAAGCTGTAAAAAGTTTCATTATGTTGCTCCTTGTGTTTGGGCTCGTGATGGACGTGCGTGTCCGCATGATTGTCCTTTTTTCCACAAAGTAGTGGTTAAAGGAGATCCCAAGCCTCCGGTTATCTTGAAGAAAGGTAAGGAGTCTTTATTGGGTAAGAAGCTTGAGGGGTTGCACGGAGATCGAAAGTTTGATTACTCCGTACCAATTAAAACGTTGTTTGCAATATTTAAAACTCAATCGCTAGAGAGGAAAATTGGTGATGAGTTTAATATGTTGGGACACGCGCAGTATGCGGCAGGGTCACTAATGACTACTGATCATAACGTTATTCATAACGCTGGTGAGTCGTGGTTTTTTAGTGATCGTTGGTGTCGTGTGGAGTGGACTGTGGTAGCGTTTGACCGTTCAACGGCCAAGTGGGAATCGGGTTGGGGACCGATACCACCCAAAGTGAGGATATGTGAAAAGGTTGAGGCAGGTGAGGTGACTCACATGTTTACTCAAAAACCATCACTCACTGTGACGCATGGTAAAATATTAAGCGTTCCTGCTAGTATTGACGAAGAGGTTTCGTATACTGGTCACACGGATCCAGGGGATTGCGGTTGTGGTGTGTGGAACGATAATGGTGCCTTAATTGGTATTCATAGGGCAGATCTTGGGCGATCGAATGGTTTTCTTCGGATTACTAAAGAGATGTTCAATCCGCCTAATAAAAGAGTTGAGTCGGTTGCGGAGGAGCCGCTTCCGTTATTTAAAGGTCCTGTTAATCAGGCTTTAAACTCGCGAGGCCTTGGGAACTCTCAGTGAGTGAACACGTTAAGCAAGCGAGCGACTTTTGGGTTGCCAATTTACCAGGTGTATTCCATGGTGTCAACCAGAGCGCTAGGCCCTCTGCTGAGTTTAGTGAGTTCTTTACAAAAGGAATTTGTAAATTTGGAGGGAGGGTCAGTATCAGATCACCGACCTATAAGGATCGGAGTCTGGTTGACCCGAACGTTCAATTGTGGATGAACGTTCGCAATGTCTCTTGGGATCATAAGTATGCTATGTGTGTACCAAATTCCAAAACCGGTTATATGTCTTTGTGCAAGTATGAGAAGTCTCAGCCCGTAATTGACGAGGAGATATGGGACTTAGCTTGCGATATGACTGAAAAACACTATTTTCCGTATATGTGTAACAGTTATATTATCACTCTTGAAGCCGCGGAGGCGGAGTGTAACAAACAAACATCTAACGGGTATCCTCTTTCAAATAAGTATCGTGTGAAGCACGATTGGTTGTTTGAAGAAGATGGGACATTGCGAGAACAGTACAGGACCATACAACGGAAGTATTGGGACCTGCTTACAACACCGCAAGGTGTACGTACGTTTTTTACGGCGTCGCAAAAATATGAGATGCGTACAAGGAAGAAGTTGGCGGAGGGGAAAATCAGGACCTTTACTGCATCTTCGGTTACGCATAATTTGGCTATGTCGCAGTTATGTCATGATATGAATCAGAAATTTTACGCATCTCATGGGAGGACCATGAGTTGCGTTGGAATGTCTAAGTATTATGGCAACTGGCATCAGATGATGCTACATCTGAGTCAATTTACGTATGGTTGGGCGTTAGATGAGTCGGATTATGACTCTTCCTTCTTTCGTCGGCAACTGTGGGCACAAATGAAGTTGAGATTTCATTTGTTGGAACAGCAATTCCAGACAATCGATAATTGGAATCGGTTGGTGCATTTGTATTTTGATATCATTTATACTTTGATGGTAACTCCTCAAGGTGATGTGATAGTGAAAAATACAGGCAATCCTAGCGGTCAAAACTGCACAATTGTGGATAACACAATGGGATTGACACGGTTGTTATATTACGCTTTTATCGTCATTTGGCGTAAGCATTTTATTGCTGATCTCGAAAGAGTGAAGCAAATAAGGAAGCGTTTCTCAGTGTTGGCAAGGATCAATACTGAGGAATCTGTTCTCGAGGAAGAACAGTTGGTAGCTGAATTGGATGCTATAACCAATAGGGAGTGCTCTCCTAACAACTTTGCTAAGCACGTGTGTGCGAAGCTTTGTGGTGATGATAATACGTTTACCGTTGAAGACTCATGGTTGAGTTGGTTTAACGGTAAAGCGGTGGCAAAAGTATGGACTTCCATAGGAATAGTCACAAAGAGTGACGATTGGGAGCCTCGCAAGGCTATCGAATTAGATTTCCTTAGCCACAACACTGTGTATTTTCCTGAGTTCGGGCGGTTTTTACCTGTTCCTGAATTTGAGAAAACAATGGACTCTTTGTTGTTTGCCTCTACGAGTAGAGATATTCGTTGGAGTCTTTTGCGAGCTTTTGCTTTGCGTATGGAATCGTGGCCGAATGCTAAATCACGAGAGGTGATTTGGGATTTTATTTCATATGTTTGGAAAAATCATGCAAGTGAGTTGCGTGGTTCGGTTGCGATACCGTCGGGTGGTACTATAGCTTATGAGCACATTTTAAATGTGTACATGTCTGATAAGGAGTTGGGCATGTTATATTGCGGGTTTGAATCAACTTGTGATAACTCAGTGTATGAGTATTTACGGAGTTATCTTCCGGAAGAGTGAGATAACCACTCTTTAAAAAGAATGAAGCGTACCGCTCGTTATGATCAATTGATGACTCGGTTGGCAAGTCAGGTGGGGATGGAGCCAACTAGTCTTGATTCTGTTAAGGCTAACTTGGATCCTTTCCATGATAGTGAGCTGGACCCTATGGGTTGGCCAGATCTCACTACATCGCCGTCTGTGATGCAGTGTCTAAAGCAGACTCTGACAATCGCAGCACCGTCCGGTATTACTGGTGCGGCGCTCTGGGACTGTCATATCTGGAATTCGCCGTATGTTAATTCTACTGCGTATCCAGAAGTGGGTCCAGGTAATCTTAGTAATAAGCTTACTTACTTTAAGTCGGGTACGAATCCTACGTTCAATTTGAACGCGGCGATTCCTGCGGACAATTCAGGTGCTGGTAATGCCATTTATGGTGTCAACATCTGGAGTATACCAACGGCATCTAATGCCGATCCGTTTATAACACCAACGGATACTACACATACCATGCAGCATATGCATGTTGATCCGCGATTAAATCGTGGTGCGTCGCGTGTGTTTGCTTCTGGAATAGAAGTTCACAACACGACGTCAGCACTGAATAAGCAGGGTTCAGTGCTGGTTTATCGCCAACCGTTGGATGACAACGCGTTTAAGTCGACGATAAACATTGCGATTCCGCAAACGTACACTGTTCCTACGGGAACGCTGTTTACACAGTCGATAAGTGCAACGGACGTTTTGTTCGTCCCTTCACCACCGACTTCGTCTTCAGCGGCGCTGACTCTTAAAGGGTCACGACAGTGGGAAGCAGCTGACGGTAGTTATCAAGTTCATGGATTGCACAATGTGCAGTTACCATGTAATGGTGCTACCTTCACTCTTCCATCGTATTATCCTGTTACCCCACAGGATACAACCCAGTATACGACGGCTTTGCAGAACTCTGTAGTTCCGTCAACTGGTAGTGGGCCGACGTCGTTTACATCGACCCCTCAAGCATTTTGGACAGAATTTGATACTTCGGGTGCTTGGTATACTGGGTTATCTGCGTCGACAACATTGACGATTAACTGGAATGTGTACATTGAAAGATTTCCAACTCAGTTGGATGTCGATCTCTGTCTTCTGGCTCGACCGTCGCCGACGTATGATGTTAAAGCTCTTGAGTTTATATCTGTATGCTCGCGGATGTTGCCGCCGGGTGTTATGGTATCTGATAATGGGACGGGTGATTGGTTCGCCGACCTTATTCAGACAGGAGCAGAGTATGTTGCACCATTGTTAAAAATGGTGCCCCATCCGTACGCTCAGGGAATTAGTACTGCTCTCACTGCTGGGGGGAGTATGGTTAATGCTTTTCGGAGTAAACCGAAGGCAGAGCGTGCGGCGATAAATAACGTCGCTAAGGCCGAAATTGCGGCGCTTGGAGCGAGTGGGGGGAAGAAGGCTAAGAAGGTATTGAGGATTGTTGAGGAGCAATCCAAGGTGAATAACGCGAATCGTAGTCGCTCTCGATCTCGGTCGAGAGTTGCTGTAACGCGTGCGCAGAGTGCGCCACCTGCTCGAGGTCGTGGTCGTTCTCGGACACCACGTCGTATGGCCAATAACCAGAGCCCTTGGTCTCAACAAAGGAATAAAACCTTTGCGATATAGATCAAGAATTAGGGCAACCCAGTTATATTTTGACTGTCGGGAATCAGCTGATGTGTTCAGTGCGACCCCGCCCTATCTCTAAAAATTAAATTTTTATTTTATTTTTAGAGAGGTGAGTGTTTTGTTTGAAGTGAAGTCTTTCCTTGGTGTGTCCTGGGAATAATTGACTGCTTTTGTTTGGTAACTTGGCGGATTTTTACGCCCGGTTCCTTTGCGGTGTTGTAGTTAGTATGAAATTTCTACTTGTATTAGTTGATGAATGAGTAAATACATGTGCCGCGTCCTTTTCGCGTAGCGGGAAACCGTGGGGGAAACCCTGACATGAACGTAAAGTCACTTCTAGTGCGGTAGTTAGTCTACTGATGTAGCAACTAGCCAGTTTGAAATTCTTTCGAAGATCTCATGACCTCTTGGGAGTAATGAGTGATGCCTCTTATTTTCTTTGTTTCTTTATGTTTCATTTAATTTAGGCTGAATTAAGATTGAATATCTGGTAATTCCGTTTGATTCTTATTGGGTC